TCTTATCTTACACAAACTATTAGATTTTTTAGTAATTTTGTAGTCAAGTATGAAGATGGAACTCTTCATAGAATCCCAGTTGTTTACGGCGGGGCTGATAGACAAGTTGCATCAATAATGCGACAAAATTCAGAAAACGTAGTAAATTCAGTTCCTAGAATTAGCGTATATATAACTGAATTAAAGTTAGATAGAGATAGGATGGCTGATGCTACTTATACTGGAACATTAAACTTTAGAAATAGAGATGTTGATCCATTATCAAATACATACAATAGTAATCAAGGACGTTCATATTCAGTTGAAAGAATTATGCCAACACCATTTAAATTATCAATGAAAGTTGATATTTGGGCTTCTAGCACTGATCAAAAGTTACAAATATTAGAACAAATATTAATATTTTTCAACCCAAGTATAGAATTGCAAACGAATGATAATTATTTAGATTGGACTAGTTTATCAGTATTAAATTTAGATGATATAACGTGGTCTAGTGCATCTATCCCTATTGGAACAAATTTAAACATTGATGTTGCTACATTAACCGTTGATACACCAATATGGCTAAGTGCACCAGCAAAAGTAAAACAACTTGGTGTTATCACTAAAATTATTACAAATATAAAAGAAACTGCATATGAAAGTCCATATGGGTACATTGAAGGATTAGGTATAGATGCCACCAATTCGACAATAACAATCACTGATATATTGTCAAAAGAAGAAATAACATTTGATGATGTTACAATAAATGTACATGGTTCTCAAGTAACTTTATTAGGCATAGGCATAGGTGGAGCAAATCATCCATCTACATGGACAGGATTATTCGATCAATATATAGAAAAATATATAGCTGGAATTAGTTCGATTTATCTATTTCAACCAGATGGTTCAAAGATAGTAGGCACATTTTCAATTAACGAATTTGATTCTGATGTGTTAGATGTTGTTTGGAATCCTGATACGTTAGTTTCAAATACTGGTATAGATAGTAATGGTAATTTAGATACATATCCAGATTATAATAACATAGGTAGCCATAGACCAAATAGTACAGGAACATTTGATGCTATTATAGATCCATTATCATATAACCCAAAAAGACCTAATAATGATATGACAGATCGCCCTGTTGACACAGGGACACGGTTTCTTATAGTAGAAGACATTGGTAATATAATAAATGTTGATGGTGCAGATGCATGGAAATCAGTATTTGGTGAAGATTTAATTGCATATGCAAATGATATAATAGAATGGACTGGAAGTCATTGGCATATTATATTTAATGCAAGTCAACAAAAAAATGTAATGGTTTGGCAAACAAATATATATACTGGAGCGCAATATCTATGGAATGGTATTTCATGGGTTAAAAGTTATGACGGTGAATATAGGGAAGACGAATGGAAAATAGTAATGTAACAGACAAAATAGTATGTAGTGGCGCATTATTTTATGCTAAATCTACTAAACGATTTTTATTGTTACAAAAATATGCTGGAAAACATCAAGGAACATGGGGTCTAGTAGGTGGAACAAATCTAATAAATGAAAACCCATGGCAAGGTCTACAAAGAGAAATTAATGAAGAAATAGGATGTAATCCAACAGTTATAAAAACTATTCCATTAGAAACATTTGTATCTAATGACACTATATTTAATTTTCATACATATATGTGTGTTATAGAAAAAGAATTTGTTCCAACATTAAGTGATGAACATTGTGGTTGGGCTTGGGCAACTATAGATTTAGCGCCCAAGCCATTGCATCAAGGATTAAAAAATAGTTTTTCTAATAAAATTATTAGAACAAAACTACAAACAATTTTTGATATTATTGAATTAATTTGACGGATAAGTTTTTTTCAACCATTCTAGTTCTTGTCTACTTTCATTTGGTTCATACCAACCATTACCGGTATGTATATTAAGAACTGATTGGAAATATTCTTCATACATTTCTGAAACCTTCTCCATTGTAAAGTTATTCATTGCCCAATCTCTACAATTTTGTGGATTTATTTTTTCAATATTTTTAGCGGACCAAGTAAATTGTTCAAATGTTCTACAACGGTATCCAGTAATCCCGTGTAAATTATTTTCAGCAAATGCTCCCCAATCAGTAGTTATTGTTGGCGTACCAGAAAACAAACATTCTATTTGTACACCGCCAAATGGTTCTGTGTATAAACTAGCAATAAATGCACCTTTTGCATTTGCCATTAATTTTTTTCTAGTTTCCACATCAGCGTATCCAATTACTTCAACGTGTTCTGGGATAGTGTCATAACCACAATCTTTTAATGAATTTTGACCAGCAACTATTAATTTTGCACCAATTGCGGCAGTGGTTTGAATTGCAATATGAATACCCTTTCCTTCATAAACCCTTCCTATAAATAAAAAGTAATCTTCTTTTTTGTCAGAAAACACAAAATCATCAGGATCAAAATAATTTGGGATTACAATATCATACCAATCTTGTCTGCATGTCCCAACAGCTTCTAATCCATAATATGCGTGATATATGGCATATGATTCAAATATTTTATATCTTGCCCAATGGCCACCAGCATATCCAATACCAGGTTCAACACAAATTAAATCTTGATGTGCATCACAAATTGTTCTTACACCGGCACCCCAGAATGGTAATATAAAATCATTAGTTTGTTTTCTCTTTTGAATCTCTACAATTGCATTTTTGTAGAAAGTTTGATAAGCATGATCATTTAAATCATATTTAAAAAAATGTTTTCGCCAATCGTGGTCACCATACGATACTTTCCAATCTTCAGATGGCAGAACCGTAACGTGTTCTGTGCATACCAATTCAGATTCTTCGTGACCATAATGGATCACAGTATGACCTCGGTCAGTCATCATTTTGCAAAATTTAACAACTTTTTGCGTATATGCACATGCTACATATTCTTTACTTGAAATAGTGTGCGGAAGCCCTAATACATGAAATCTCATTTTATCTCCATAAATATGTGTATATTATATGTGATATAATATACACTGTCAACTATTTATTGAGTAATTTGTTACTGATAAAATTAATCTGTACTTGTCGTTCCTTTACGGCTTGTATTAATAATGGTATTAATTTATGGTATTGTACAGTGAGATAATTTTCTCCAGATTTACTATTACCATCTCTATCAGCATCAAATGGTGCTATACATACTGCTTCTGGTATTATATCTTTAATTTCTTGAGCAATAACGCCAACTTGCATGGAATAATCATTATATCCAAATTGTTCTGCAAACTTATTTTGTGTATACCGATATCCAGCAATTTTATTCACAAGTTCTAATGCATTTTCAATTTCTATAATATTTTCTTTAAGTCTTATATCAGAATAACCAGAAGTTATTATACCTGTTGCAATAATTTGCCCAAGATTACCAGTTGGGCCAGTAGAACCAACGGCTAATGAGTAAAGTTGAGAATCGGCAGTTGTACTAGTAACACCAGATGCACCAGTTGCACCAGTTGCACCATTTGGACCTATATTACCATTACCACCTTGCAAACCTATAAAACCAGTTGGTCCAGTAGCACCAATTGGTCCAGTAGCACCTGTAGCACCTGTAGCACCTGTAGCACCGTTGGGACCAGTTGCACCCGTAGCACCTGTAGCACCGTTGGGACCAGTTGCACCCGTAGCACCAACAACCACCTTTCCAAGTAAGCCAGCCATACCAGTAGAACCATTATATCCTATTGGACCTGTAGCACCAGTTGGGCCAAGCACACCATCACCACTAGTTCCAGTGGCACCAGTTAATCCAGTTATACCATCTACTCCAGATGCACCAATTTCTGTTGAACCTTGTTGCCCTAAAACTCCACGCAATCCAGTAGAACCTCTGGTTCCAGTACCGCCATTAAACAATGGCCCAGCTGGACCAGGAGATCCAATTTTCCCAATCCCTCCTTTAACTCCAGTTGCCCCAATTATTCCAATGTTACCAGCAGCACTAGCGATAGTATTGATTATCCCAATAATACCAATTATCCCAGAGGCGCCAACATATCCTTGTATACCAGTATCTCCTGGTGCAGCACCTGATATAGTAGCACCAGTAGCACCAATGAATCCTTGTGGGCCAGTCGTGCCGTCGATTCCAACTGCTCCAGCAATACTTAATCCATCATTACCAATCGGACCTACAATTCCAAGAAATCCTTGTGAACCTGCATTAGTAACACCGGTTGCCCCAGTTATTCCAATTAACCCAGGATCACCGGAAGAACCAATTACACCATTGACAATAACTCCATCTAATCCAATATCGCCGAGTGACCCAGTTAAACCAGGTGAGCCAATAGCACCGGTGGAACCACCTGTTCCAGGATCGGTAATACCAATTAACCCAATTATTCCATTATCACCGGTACTACCAACACTTCCAGTACTTCCATATACTATATTACCGTTTGGACCTAAATCACCAGTAATGCCAGTTGCACCAATTGGACCCGTAGCACCTCTTCGTCCACCTGTTCCTGCTTTTCCAGATATACCAAGAATACCAGTAGTCCCTGGTTGTGCTGGTCCATTAAATCCAGCTGGACCA